GCGCAACCTCACCGCCCATGAATGGGTCATGCGTTGGGCAAAATCTGACGCTTTTGAAAATGGTTGGAATCCATCTTTTTCTGAGCGCCTTGAATACGAATATTGACCATGTACGACCTTGATTATGAAGAATGGCGGTGGGGGCAAATCCTCACTCGCCAATCAGACTACAACCCCGACAACCAACCAGAGGATGAAAATGAAATACCCCAGGACGCTGAATGAAGCATTCCCCCACACAGTGGAATACAGCGCAGCAATTGAAATCCACGAACCCCGCATGGCGATCACCGACAAGATCATCATGGTGCTTGCTGTGTGTGCTGTTGTTGTGTTGGTTCTTGACCTTTTTTTTTGGAGACCATGACATGAACGCAAACGAACTTATCGACAACATCAAATTCATTGCTGACAAACAGTATGAAGGCGAACCTGCACGAAACCGCTTGGCCTATCACGTTGGGCTTTTGGAATCCCACTTGCGTACACACATCAACCTTGTGGAAACCGCACGGTATTACATAAAAGAACTGGAAATGAAACTGATTGCAAAGGAATCGGAATGAGAATGATCACCTACTCACTTTTGTGCTGGATGGCCTGGGTCACGGCTGGTTGCTCTAGCTTGTCAGCACCCCAAGCGCCTAACCAAGACCTGATTGTTGACAAGCAAGTGCAGCCGATGGGCAGGAATGAGGTTATTGACGCTGTGCGCCAGTGCGAATCATCTGGCTTACGCGCCATCCCGCTATACGCCAAACGCAAGATCAACGGCTACACAGTTGAGACTGTTGTTGAAGTCACTTGCGGCCCCAAATACGCTTACTAAGGAAACATCATGAAAGTTTATAAAGCAATTAACGCTGTCCAGGCTGAATTGTCATCTGTTGGCATTACAAAAGACCGCAGGAATATGCAAGGCAGCGGTTATAACTTTAGGGGGATTGACGATGTTTACAACGCAATTGCGCCCCTATTGGCAAAGCACAGCCTTTGCATTCTGCCTCGTGTGCTTGCGCGAGAGTGTATTGAGCGCATCAGCAAGTCGGGTGGCGCATTATTTTATGTGACTGTTGAGGTTGAGTTTGATTTTGTCTCAGCAGATGACGGGTCAAAACACACCGTTAAAACATTTGGTGAGGCAATGGATAGTGGAGACAAAGCCACCAATAAAGCTATGTCAGCCGCGTACAAGTATGCAGCCTTTCAAGCCTTTAGCATCCCCACAGAATCAGACAATGATGCAGATGCCCATACTCATTCTGTTTCTGCATCTCGCCCTGCGCCACAGATTGACGCAGGAATGATGGCAGACCACATTGCCGCCATTGATGCCAGCGCAAACAAAGAAGAACTGCAAGCCGCTTACAAAGCCGCCTATGACGCTTGCGATGGCGACCAAAATTGGATTGCCAAGGTCATCAAAGCCAAGGCAGACCGCATCGCCAAAGCAAAGGAAAAAGCATGAGAAAAAAGAAAGAAATCGGTCTTGAGGAAATAACCCTCAAAGACTTTATTGCCATCTTTGCCATGCAATCTTTTATCTCTGGATGGATTAGCCGTGGCACATATCCAGAAACAGATTTAATCGTTTCTGAACTTTCATACAAGATGGCAGATGCCATGCTGGAGACACGCAATGGAAACTGAAATCATCCAAGGTTCAACCGAATGGTTTTACCAACGTCTGGGCAAGGTCACCGCTAGTAGGGTGGCAGACGTAATCGCCAAGACCAAGACGGGTTATAGCGCCAGTCGTGATAACTACATGGCCCAGCTTGTGGTTGAACGTTTAACCTTTACCAAACAAGAGTCATACACCAACGCCGCCATGCAATGGGGCACAGACCAAGAACCATTTGCACGGGCCGCTTATGAGGCCGCACAGGGCGTTATGGTGGAAGAAGTGGGGTTTGTGCGCCACCCATCAATTGAGTGGGCTGGTGCGTCCCCTGATGGGCTTGTGGGGAACGATGGATTGGTGGAGATCAAGTGCCCAAATACATCCACCATGATTGAAACATTGCTATCCCAAAAAGTGCCTGGAAAGTACATCACCCAGATGCAATTTCAAATGGCTTGCACAGGGCGCAAATGGACTGACTTTGTAATGTTTGACCCCAGAATGCCAGAGAAGGCGCAATTATTTGTCAAACGGGTTGACCGTGATGACGCATATATCGCAGAGATTGAAGCAGAGATTGTCAAATTTCTTGCAGAAGTCAAATCCCAAGTTCAACAACTAAACGCAATCATTGAAAGCAAATAATGTCAAAAGTTAAAAAAGAAATCACCGCCATCGTGGGCCAGTACACCAATGCCCAAGGTCAGCAAAAGAATCGCTATCAGCGTATTGGGTCAATCATTGACACACGCAATGGCGAAATGCTCAAGCTGGATGTAATTCCTTTGAAGGAAAACGGGTGGGACGGTTGGGCATATTTGAACGACCCGCGCCCTGTTGAGCCTAAAGGTTTGCCAGCAGATAACGATGATGACCTGCCGTTTTAATCATGTTTGATTTCATATTTCCGCGAGTGCGTAAATCTGACCCGCTGACCTCGTTTGTGGCAGCGGATTCAGCCAAGGAATTGGCTAAAAAGCACGGTTCAATCATTGTCCAATGCCTTGTCCAGCACGGGCCATTGGGCAAAGATGGAATTGCTACCCACACGGGTCTGGATGGCAATCAAGTGGCTAGACGTTTAAAAGAATTAGAAACGCTAAGTTGGATTGAGTTAACAGGCAAAACAGTCGCATCTAAATCAAAGCGCCAAGAAAGGGAATGGCGTGTTTTGGGGGATTTATGACTGAAGAAGATGAAGCATTTGAGGAATTGTCCAAACGGCAAGGTTATTGGGGTTTGCAGGGGTCACGCAAACACCAGATCATGCGGTACGCCGAAAATGTTGAAAACAAGGGGACAAGCATGAAAGCACGAACGGTTTTTATTGCCCTAATGACGGGCAAAGGGTATGCGGAATCTGAACTTGAGTGGGACGGTGAAAAGTTCACAAATCAAAACATGACAACCCGCTGGAATTACTTTTTGCTTGGTTGGGAAATGCGGGGGGTTATGTGATTGGATTGTTTCTAATCCTGTGCCTGGGCGCTGCCGTTGTGGTGGCAGTCGCTTGGGTATTCGTTCAGATACTGCTATGGATGGAGGAATAACGCCCGTTCATCTTGTCGGCGTTTAACCAGCCCTGGCAAGACTTTGCCGCCGCCTTTGGTGTACTTTAGGAATTCATCCGCAGCACCCGCCTTGTCGCCTCTAAGCACCTTCTGGCGTAGCGTTGAACGCTGGGTCGTTCCCAAGCCGCAATTAAAAGAAAAAGAAACAAGGCTATCAAACATCCCTTGGCTGAGATCGACAGGAAATAAAGTGTGGATTCCACGCTCAAACCTTGCAAGATCGCTTCTGAGAATGGCATTTACTTCCTCTGCTGAAAACGTGCGATTATCTTCTGGGCGTAGCTGATAACCATCTCTTTGATCAACAGGCATCTTGCCTTGATCTGGGTATAAAACATGACCGACTCCTATTGTCCAAAGTTTTGCTGGGCAACGGTAAGGCTTAAACCGCACCCCTTCATGATGCTTGACCATCTCAACAGCTTCAAGGCTGATGTTCATTTTTTAAACGCTTGACCGCCAAACCAAAACGACACAATGCAAGCCCAGATGATTTGCGTTTCATCATCCCACAGGTGGTTCAGCGCCACATCAAAAGCCACGTCTGTATGCCAAGCATAGTAAAACCCAAAGATTTCAACAAACATAAACATCACAAACATACCATAGGTAATGACCGAACGGGTTGCCGCCCTCATGTTGATTACCCAGGTTGATGCACCTTGGCCTAGCGCCACATCATGGGCATACAGGGCTTGGCGTTCTTGCATGGCGGTCTGGGCATTGGTGACCTCGGCGTTAATCTGTATTTGCTCAGTTTGGATATGCTCAATGCGTTCCTGTGCTTCTAGGCCAGCTTTCTTGAGGGTCAGTTCCCGTTCAGTTTGCATTGCCGCCAGCGCCAGTTCATGCTTCTTGTCGGCACGGTCTTGGATGAATTCAAGGATTTTGGGCAGACCACCCATTAGGAAGCTGACTAGGGATGAAAACAAGGTTAGCATTTTTTAGCCTTTTAATTCAAAACTTAGATTGGCATGGCGGGGGTATTGAACAACACGTTCACCCTCGGGACATTTGTATTTAATGGTTGCCAGCAAAGTTGCCTTGCCTTCAGCAATCTTTTCTTTTCTCACCATCGTCAACTGGTAGGTAAACGTGTCAATCTCTGGCCCTGCTGGGCCGCTGAATCTGCTTGCCGTGGTGGTGGCCTCATGCACCATACCCGCCGCATCCCGAATGCTTGGCGTAAAACTTTCAACAGAACAATCATCCCGTTTTTTGATTCTTGCAACAGTAACGTTAATGGGTTGCCCAGCCTCTGCCACAATTTTAAAATGCTCTGGTGACCATTCAAGAATGGCCCGATCAAACCAGCCAAACTTGTCGGCTAACGTGTAACTGCCACCCAGTGCGGCAACGCTTGCGGCAACAGCGCCAATGGCTTTAGTTAAATCAATCATGCTTTTCCCAGATTAATTTGATTTGCCAATCCAATGGGACACATAGCCCATTGCACTAGAAATGGCAGACACCAGCGCCATGCCAGCCCAGAACCCGCCTCGACCCTGATTGGCAAGGGCCACCAATTGTTCTAGCTGGCCTTCCATCTTGGTCATCTTCTTGTCCATGTCATCAAAACGGCGCTCGTAGTCCTCAACCTTTTGCCAGAGTACGCCATATTTAACAAGGTCAATGTCTGCCATCACTTGTTCAAATCTTCAAGTTTGTTTTTGCCTGTTTGCTTGCCAAGGGCCGTAGCTTTTTCCATTTCTTTTTGGGATTTTTTGGCCTCTTTGGTCAATGCTTTTTCTTCTATCTTGGCTTTATATTTTGCGCCAGCTTGTTGCCCAAGATATGTACCAACGGCAGCGCCAGGGGCTTCACCAACAAACCCGCCAAGGGCAGCACCAGCACCAGCACCAATCTTAGGTAAATTGCCTTCAATCACGCCAACCCGTCTAGCTTGCAATGCCGCACCTTCATATGCGTGGATTCCTGGCACTATCTGCCCAACAGTGTTCAACAGGTGAAACCTGCGAACTTCATCAGGTGGGAATGTTTCTAAAATCTTTTCACCCACCAATGAATTCATTGTTTTGTTAGCTGAGTTTTGATTCCACACGCCCATTTTGTCAGACCCAGCTTTTTGCACTTCACGGGCTAAAGCACCATCAATTTCAGCAACAGCAGCGGCGGCTGATTGGCGCAACTCCTGTGGAACTGGCGGCATACCCTCAGGCGCACCCTTTACATTGCCATTTGCAAGATCGTTCAAAGTTTCCCGAATGTGCCGCCATTGGTCTTTGGGCAAATTATTCATCTTAGATGGGATTTTTTCCAATGGGGTGGATGATGTAATCACCCCGTTTTTGTCCATCTCGCCAAATAAAGTTTTTATGCCCTTAGAACCAAAAATGGTTTTTTCCACTTCATGAATTCTGTCACCCAACTTGTACAAAGCAGGGTCAGCAACTGCCGCAATGTCTTTGTCAATAGCTTGGTTAACCCGCCGAATGGCGTTAGCGTTTTGCGGTGTCCAATCTGCATTTATTGCTTTACGCACGGCATCATAAGCAGCGACAGACCCAGGCGGGTGCATCACGCCATTAATATCTTCAAAACCAACTGTCTTTGCAAGGTTCAAATAATCTTTGGCGGCTGACTGTACGCCTTCAACGCCTTTGATTTTTAGCCCTGCCGCCCATTGTGGGTTTTTCAGCAAATCATCAACGTTGGTTGTTTTAATTTGATTGCCACCAACCCTTTTATATGCCGAATCGTAAACCTGTTTTTTGGCTTGATTTAAATACCCCATGATGCTGGACGATGCCATGTCATCAGGTGATGTTCCATACAAAACATCATTGATACGCCCACCACGTTGTTCATCATTGATCAAAGTGCGTGATGCGCCAGTAGCATCAACTCGTTCATCTGCATACTTAGACAATGCAATTTGTTCATTGGCAATTTGCTGTTTAAATAATTGGCCCTCGGGCGTGTCTAGTTTTGCTTTGGTGTGTTCATTACGCAATAAATTTTCATTGCCTGTCACCACTCCTGGCCTTACGCCCACCCCTGGCATCACTTCTTGAACCGCTTGTGAACGCAATATTTGCTCGTTAACAGGCACATCTGTTGGGGTCTTGGAAAGTTTGATTTGTGGAAATTGCCCCCGCACAGTTTCCTCGCCAGTAATCTTGCCAGCAAAGGGATTGTTTGCGGCGGCGGCTGCGCCAGCACTTCCCGCTGGTGCTTGCTTGGCCTCAAACTGGGCTTGCGCTTGTTCTTTGGTTAGCTGTCCAGGCTTAACAATTTGCAATTCGGCTGCGGCTTGCTTGATTGGTGTGGTGACAGCTTGTACCGTTTCTTTCACAACAGGGGCAACTTCTTTAATTGCTTGCGGCACAGCAACCGACCCAATGACCACCATGTTTTTAATGTCTTGTTCGGGTATGCCTGTCTTTTGAGAAATCTGTTTGGGAGTCATGCCCAACTGTTCAGCCATCTTTTTGACTTGCTCAACAATTGGCTCAGTAACACCGCCCAATGGCTTTTGGTAAGTTTCTTTACCTGTTAGGCCAAAGAATTTGCCTACGGGCTTGTCAATGCTTGCGGCGGCGGCTTGCCCTGTTTGTTCTGCCCGTTCGGGGCTTTGCGCTGTCCTTGCCAATCCTTGTACAAACGCACCATACGTTGCAGGGACAACCCCATAAAGGGTATCAATAGCGCCAGCCACACGCTCGGGCATATCGCGCTTGGTTTCTAACGCACCTTTTAAGAACTTGCCAACCAATTGGCGAACGCCCCCAGGTTCTTGCGCTTGATCTATTGCTTGTCTAACAGCGTAACGTGCGCCACCAGGGGCATGGGGGTTAACGGCATCGTAATAACCTTCTTGCTGGGATACGGGGGCGGCTTGAGGGGCGGCAGGGGCGGCTTTTGCTGCAACGGGTGCAGTAGTAGTCCTGCCAGACAAAAAGGCTTCTAGCGGGTCACCAGAGGCGGCAACGGGTGCGGATGGTGCAGATGGTGCGGTGGGTTGTGCCTTACTTGCTGGGTTACGGGCTATTTCCCTAGTCAATCCAGCAATGTCAGCTTCTAACCGAATCTTTTGTTTAGAGTCGGTTGCTTGCGCTAATGCGGCTTTTGCTTGTTTTAATTCAGCTTCATGAATAGCCAACGCATCTTTATCCCGCTGGGCTTGCACATCAGCAGGGATTCGGGTTGATTCGGTTGGCTTTTTTGGCGGTTCTGCCACCGCTTGCCCACCAAAGAATTTCTCTAGTACATCAGCCATTTACAAACTCCCAGTTTGTGCCAGCTTTTTAATGTTCTGGTACTTTTTCAGAAAATCCTTGTACTGATTGGCATTGGGAAAAAGTTTGGTTAATTCTTCTTTTTGTTTAGCAGGGTCAGTTATATCCCGTGTGATGTTCATGTCTTCAAAAATCATGCTGTCTGCATTGGCGTTC